ACTCTGTATTGGTCGCGCCGACCCGGTAAGTTTGTTAACCGTTCAACCGGTGGTGACTTGACCACCAACGGAACTGTTGGTCCGGACTTCACCGGTAACGTTTCCGAATGGTATGAGACACTCCTTGAGACAATCAACGATGTTTCCGCTCAGATTCACCGGAAGACCCTTCGCGGAGGAGCCAACTTTGTTGTTGTGTCCCCCGAGATGGCGAACATCCTTGAGTTTACCGCTGGCTTCCGAGCCTCTGTAACTCACGATGACGATCGTGGAACCATTGGTGCTGTCAAGGTTGGCTCGCTCAGCAAGAAGTTTGACGTTTTCGTCGATCCCTACTTCCTACGCAATGTGTGTTTGGTAGGCCGTCGAGGCGCTAGCTTCCTAGAGAGTGGCTATGTCTACGCTCCATACGTACCGCTCCAGGTAACTCCGACAATCTTCGGTGTAGAGGACTTCGTGCCTCGCAAGGGTGTTATGACCCGATACGCCAAGAAGATGGTCCGTCCTGATATGTACGGCTTGGTAATCGTTAACGATTTCCTTGGCTAAGATTGACTTTTAGTTAATCACGGAGACCCCCGGTTTTTGCCGGGGGTTTTCTTTTTGCCCTAACTATTTACTAAGAAGGAGATCTCCTATATGGCCTTACCTGTTTTATCGCCTGTATCAAATACATCGGCAGTTGTTTTACCAGCAACCGGTACCACCACTAGCGTTGCTGCTACTTTACCATATGGTATATACTCTACCTCACAGCCATTTTTAACCGGGGCTTCCGATCAGGTTGCGTATACTTATAAGATGTTGGGAGGCGATGTTCTAGACATCGAGCTTACAGCTGGGAACGTTTATGCGGCGTATGAAGATTCTGTTATAGAATATTCTTATTTAGTTAATTTACACCAAAGTAAGAACTCCTTATCCGATCTTCTGGGATCTGCAACCGGCTCCTTTGATTCTGATGGTACAATAACTTCCGGAGAGATGTCTGGGTCAAAGGCCGCAACGAAGTATACCAGATTCTCATTTGAATATTCCCGGCGCGTAGGCGATGCAGTAGGCACAGAAGTCAGAGTAGGTGGCCTTACCACAATATACTCAGCTTCCTTTGATGTTGTAGTTGATAAACAGGATTACGATCTGGAAAATATCCTAAGAACTCATGCTGAATTCTCTGGAACTGTGGGAACAGATAATAGAATTTTTGTAAGAAAAGTATTTTATAAAACACCCCAAGCAATGTGGAGGTTCTACGGCTATTATGGCGGCCTGAACACCGTAGGAAACTTGGCTCACTATGGTCAATATGCAGATGATTCTACATTCGAAGTTATACCTACATGGCAAAATAAAGCTCAGGCCATGGCCTTTGAAGACAATATTAATACTAGAGCTAGCGGTTTTTCCTATCAATTGAGAAATAACCAGCTGAGACTTTTTCCGACGCCTTCTCGGGTTCAGCCAAAGAAGGTTTGGCTTGAATTTTCAGTTGATGAATCCCCACTCTCTTCTTCTATTGCTTATGTTCAAAAACAGATAGATGGTGTCAACAACCTAAACACACTACCTTATGAAAACTTGCCTTATGAAAGTATAAATGCGATAGGGAAACATTGGATCCGCAGATATGCCTTGGCGGTCGCCAAGGGCCAACTGGGAGAAGTGCGCTCCAAGTTTGCCACTGTACCCATCCCGGGTGAGAGTGTAACCCTTAACGGTGTAGCCCTTAAGGATGAGAGTAGAACAGAGAAAGATCTTCTTAGAACTGAACTTAAAACTATCTTAGACGAGCTAACATATGTGAAGTTAGCCCAGGACGACCAAACAAAAGTCACGGCCGCAATGGAGACGTTTAAACAGATTCCTATGCCTATTTATACTGGGCCACAGGGTAGTTCCTAATGGCTGACAACAAATGGTCTAGACCGGCTTCACCGCCTCCTCCTCTGTTCTTTAACGAGAAAGAAAGGGATCTAGTTAAACAAGTAAATGATGAGATTATCGAGCGCGTCATCGGGCAGACGGTAGCTTATTACCCTTTATCTATCCAGTATACAAACTATCATTCGCTTTATGGCGAAGCGATTGAAAAAACATTTTTACCACCTATAAGAGTATTTGCTCTAGTGACATTTGAAGGAATAAAGACTGAAAGTGCCAACTACGGCTTGGATAAAACAGCGAGTATTACAGTGAAGTTTCATAAGAGAAGACTGACAGAAGATCAAGATCTCTATGTTAGAGAGGGTGATTTTGTTTTATTCGATGAAATTCTTTATGAGATCACAACTCTAGAGGAACCAAGATTACTTTTTGGTCAAGCCGATAAGAGGTTTGAAATTGCAGCTCGATGTTTGCGCTCACGCGAGGGGTTATTCAATGGACAATAGTGAATCTACAAATTTTTTAAGCATTCCGTTTGAGCCATCAACTATAGAGAATATTGATCGCGCAGTATTTGAATTTGTTGATAAAGATTTAGACATAAGCTGTAAAACCAATAAAGGTTTCGAAAAAGTACCGATTATTTGGCAAGGATCAGAGAGAGCATGGTATACTAAGAAAGATCCAAGAGAAAAAGATATATTAAACTTCCCAGTTATAACCATCGCTCGCACTGGAATGACTAAGGATAAAGCACGAAAAGGTATATTTCAAGGAAATATTTCCAACGATAGCAAAGAAGCCTCTATCATCATTGCGAAAAGAGTAATGCAGAAAAAGACAGCAGAATTTAGTAATGCTTTTGCCAAACAAAGAACCGGAAAGAGCACCGGCCCGAGACAGAAAAGAAAAAGAACAAAGACGGTATACGACTTTATTTCGATACCTCCCGTTGTTCACATTAATCCAACATATGAAGTAACTCTTACTTCATTGTATGTTCAACAAATGAATGAAATGCTGCAACCATTTTTAACAAGAACGGGAAATATAAATTATCATATAGTTCAAAATAATCATCATCGTTATGAATTATTTATTCAACCAAACTATAATACAAGCGATAATTCAAATAGTTTTGGAGATGCGCAACGCAAATTTGAAGCAAAGATTAGTTTTGATATGGTAGCCTATTTATTCGGCTCTTACGTTAACGATGAATTGCCTAAGATAACCATAAAAGAAAGTATTGTAGAATATAAATTCCCAAAAGAAAACCTAATATTAGGTATGGGATAGACAAATTAATTTTAACATAACGTTTTCAAAATTAGTATACTATTTATTATTGAATCAATTTTTATATTGTTTAAAGGAGATCATAGATGTCAGTAGAAAAGTACAGATTTGTATCACCCGGCGTACAAGTGGCCGAGGTTGACAGATCCGGATTCAGAGCGCCCCGAGCCAATATTGGCCCTGTCGTCATCGGCCGAGCCCCCAAAGGCCCGGGCATGCGTCCGGTCCAATTGAATAGCCTCGCAGAATTATATTCCACCTTTGGAAACCCCCAACCGGGTACTCCATCCGGAGATGGTTGGCGAGAAGAGAATGCTGCAGCCCCTACTTATGGGCTATATGCCGCGGATGCTTACTTACGTAACAGCGCCCCGGTTACTTTCGTGAGACTGATGGGTGAGCAGGCGCCGGAAATAACAACCGCCGCCGGCGAAGCAGGTTGGTCTGCTGATGCAGTCGGTCTTTTCGTGGCTGCTCTCTACACAGGTAACGACGTCGGCACTCCAGTTGAAATAACTTCAAGTCTGGCCGCCGTATTTTATGCTAATACTAATTCTACTACATTTCTTTTGAACGATGAATCTTTCGTCCCCGACGTGCCTGGTACCCAACCGCGCGCTCAGCCGGTGACTCCTGGCGCCGCCGCCTCTATGGCCCACTTTAGAAGAAACACTCCTATCGACGGAGACGGATCGGACTCAACATCCTTGGAATATACCATATGTATTGCTAACGATAAGGGTGGCCGAGCCATTGTGACTAGTAGCTTCAACTTTGACCCGGATTCTAAAAACTATATCCGAAAAGTTTTTAATACCAGCCCTCAGCAAACAAACGATACTATTTTTGGTGCGTCGAACGCTTATAACTATTGGCTTGGGGAAACCTTTGAGAGTTCCTTGGCCCAGATGATTGCTCCAACCGGTTCCCAAGTCGGCAAGACCGCTACGCCCATATCAGCCCCCACCGCACTCTTTGAATATCGCGCCGGCGGCGTACAGCCATTTGCTTTTGCTTATTTGGCAAATCTCGGAGATGGTACAAATGATCACGGAGATCGACAAGATGAGGTTAATCCGAGTAAGTCTGGTTATATCTTCTCTCAAGATCTAGGCGATGCTTCGGGATTCGACCCGAACGGCAACCAAAAGCTTTTCCGCATTGTAGCAATTGATAACCGCGGCGAGTGGGATAACAAAAATATTAAAATTTCCATTAAGAACATTAAAGCTGCTATCAATCCATCAGTTGATGCCTATGGTACATTTGATGTTTTAGTTCGCGAATATGATGATTTAGATTTATCTCCTCGTATTTTAGAAAGTTTTGTTGGATGTAATTTAAATCCCGGTTCGAATAACTTTATTGCTAGAAGAGTAGGTGATAGATACTTAACTTGGAACAAGACTGAGAAGTACTTCGAAGAGTATGGGACTTTCGCGAATCAATCTAGATACATTCGCGTAGAAACCACTACTGAAGTAGATGCCGCAACAGCTAATCCAGGATGCCTGCCATTCGGTTTCTTTGGCCCCGTACGGTACGCGTCGCCGGCCCTCGCCTCTTCCATGACCGCGACGAGCTCGATAGAGCCGGGCTATACCCCATCCTCGGTTTTCTTTGGTGTTAATGGCTTCAGTGGCTCTTCTGGAATTGGTGCTTACGGCGCCGACGGTAACTGGGCAACCATGAACATAGCCGGCTGGAAGTTGAAAGCCACGTTCCCGTCGCTGATGATGCGCGCCTCCGGAGCCGCCGGTCTTCCGACCGCCAGAAAAGCTTTCTACGGCGCCTCTGCCCGCGGCTGCTTCCCGAAACGGGATAACGGCTATGTGGAATACAACAGGAGGCTTTCATCAGCTCTTAGCGACAACTACGACCCGGTCGGAGGGTCTACAGAGTACTCGTTTATATTTACTCTAGACGATGTTACAGGATCCATAGGCGACCGCACCGGTCATAGTGATACTTCTGCTCCGATATACATATCGGGATCCCGGGCCGCGGGAACATCCCTTACAGCGGTTAACGGAACTATCGATATCTTGCTCAACAACAACATTAACTCATTCACGCTACCGCTTTACGGAGGATGTGATGGGTTTGATATTATTGAACCCGAGCCTTTTGCAAACCGCTTAATTACCGACATGACAGAAAAAACTAGTTATGAGCTTTACTCTGTCAAGAAGGCGATTGACGTAGTTAGAGATCCTGAAGTTGTCGAGCATAATGTCGCGACAGTTCCAGGTGTTAGTGACTCACTGGTTACTGATTATCTACTAGATATGGCCGATGAGCGGCGCGACACTCTTGCTCTCATTGATATTGAAAACGACTACAAGCCTCGTTATGAGTTGGCGGCTAGCGATGCCACCACCAACAAATCAACACTGCCCAATGTCGACACCGCCATAACAACTTTTAGGGCGCGCAATGTCAATACATCTTACGGTGCTGCTTATTATCCCGCAGTACAAATTAGAGACCGCGCAAATGGCGCTGCCCTTTACGTTCCGGCCACCGTTGCCGCCTTGGGAGCATACGGTCTTACAGACCGCGTCTCGGCGCCATGGTTCGCCCCTGCCGGCTTTAATCGCGGCGGACTCTCAGCCGGCCAGGCGGGGATTGTAGCCACGAGCG